TGTGTCCGCCCGAGTCAATGCAAGTAGCTGATATTTTTAACTGTTTACCACTTGCATGTTCAAAAGTTCTTGATAATACCTCGTCTAATTCCGCCCACGGTTCGGGCTTTGTAAGGTCACCATATATAACTTCGTAACCCATCGACCATGTCTCACCAGATTTACCAGTTGCCAGTATTTCCACCTCAAGTCGGTCGTCCTGAACGTCAACACCAGCTGTCAACACAGCCGCAGTCAGTGGTACTTTGTCATATTCTTCTCTACGGTCATATAATAGCTCCGCAGATTGTTGTTCTCCTGTCTCCTCAAAAGGTTCACCAAGCGAAGTATTAACCCAAACCCTTAATGTTTCGACATTTTTTTTTGCTTCAAGGAAATCAGCAACAATGTCAGACAGGGAACGCCACGGAGAATAAAGCTCATTTATATGAAATCCAGCAACTCTACCTGTACCTGTTGCTCTCCATTCTCCTTGCTTCACAGCCTTAAGAATATCAGCATCGTTCATTTCACCAGTGCATTCTACACATACCATGTAAGCAGTCTCTGGCCTGTGGTCAACCCACTTGACATTTTGCCATCTTAAAACCTGCATCGTTTGGCAATGCGGGCACGGAACATAGAAAAGTCGCTTATCAGAATCATTAAATGCCATTTCGATACGACTTGCGCCTTTAATTGTCGGTGTTGATACTAAAATCCTCTTACGATTCCAAAAGGTGTTACTACGCTTAAAAGCAAGTTTAACAGGGTCACCTTCAGTGCCAGCAGATACTGGGTATCTATCTACTTCGTCACAAAGCACAATACGGATAGGTCTTGACGCTAATCCAGCTGGTGAATTTGCCCCAACCATAGTAATATGACCACCAGGGAACCCTTTTGTAAGTAAAGTGTTATTGCTATCACGACTTTTTGCATCTTTTACCTTACCTGTTAATCTCGGAGTATCCCTAATCATAGGGGCTAAACGGTCTTTACTATAAGCCTTTGCCATATCAACTGTAGGTTGAACAAATAGGATAGGCGAAGGGTCTTGGTCTATGAAATATGCCAAAGTATTTGAAAGGGCCTCTGATTTACCAATCTGGGCGCTTGACATAAATACTATCGTATCGTTGCGAGAATCGCTCACAGCGTCCATAATTCCCTTGAGGTAGGGTGTCCTATCCGTTCGCCACTTTCCAGGCTCTGCGCTCGATTCTGGAGACAAATAGCGATATGCGTCAGCCCATTCAGAAACAGTAAGTCGGGGAGGAGGCGTAAAAAGCCTACATGCCGCTTTCAGGGTTCTCGTCAACAGACTCAAACAAGTCCTCCTCTTCATCGTCAAATTCTGAACCTAAAATTGGATTAGCTAATTCCTCTAAAACTTCATGTATTAATTTCTCTAATAGGTCTTGAGCTTCAAGAATAGTATTGCAAGCTACAAGTAAGGGTGCTGCTTTAGAAGGAATGCTTAAAAGCTTTGCGCGAGTATTAGAAACAACTACACCCCACGCCTGTTCCGCTTCTAACGATTCAATCAGCGACCTTTTCTTAACTTCAACTTCCAATTCCGCTTTTTCAGCCTGTGCTTTTGTCAGTCGAAGTTTGACATCTGTCATACTTCCACCCGCACCTGGATTATGGTCAGGTCCAGTGCTTCTCTCGATAAGTTTTGTTCTCATATCTCTGATATAAGCATGTAGACACGGCAAGGTAGGATATTTACCCCTTTCTGATTTAGGTATAATCCCTTGCTGTGCATAGTTCTGAACATGCCGGTCGGTCATATCCATGAGTTTTGCCAATTCTGTTACTTTTAAATATTTTGGTAATCCCTCAATCGACATTACTTTTTACCTTTCGTAAATCTTCCAGCATTTGGATTGTTCTGAAAAAAGTTGTAGTTACGAATTAATGAATCAATAAAACCAGCTTTTGGTTCCCCTTTTATTAATATTTTGCCTTCTATTAAGTCCTTAACAATACTAAGCCGTTTTTTTGCGATAGAACTAACAGTTATTAGGTTTTTATATGATATCTTTCTACCTGACCCTGGACGATAGAATACAAAAGGCTGATTATCTCTTCTTCTTTGTCTAATAAAAGACTCTTTTAAATAAATATTCCCATTTGGTGTTTGAACTGTTACACCAAGCTGCATACCACCTCTTAATCGTTTAGCTAAAGATGCACCTCTTTTAGTTACTCTTTCTAATTGATTACCTATACCTCTTTGGATACTCACAGCCGACAGTTGAATCATATTGAGCGGTTTTGAATGAATGACAATGTCAGCACGCTCACCACGAGATGCTACAGTAATATTTGAATCAACATCTTTCTTTGATATTTTTTTCCAATCATCACGAATTTTGTCAGAGATTGCTGTTTTTGCACTATTACCCATTTCTTTAAATGTTGTGCTTAAAGCTCTTTTTGCAATCTTTGAATCAAGAGTTGAAAGTAAATCATTCAAACCCTTTACTTGAAATGTCACTTTATTACTCATAGTAATCTTCTTTTCTCATGCCACATGGGATGCCATTTGCTTGCAACATCTGATAACTCATTTCCCTGTCAGACAAGGCATACTCACGAATAGGGTCAGTAGAACTAATATCAACGACAATCACTTCTTTCTTTGGGAGTTCATACTCAATTTCAGGATTCTGCATTTCACACCTCCGTTATTTTTATAATTACTCTTGGTTCTCCGTAAGACTTTGTAGCTATCAACTCTATAATTTGGCCGTCATCGTTGTATGCGACTTTATTTAATGCATCGAAGACCAATTTTACATAGTTGTCTAAATCAGGTCGTTTAGTGCAGTTAACAATCTTTTTAGATAATGACTTTGGACGCTGCACATAAACATGAACCTCGATTTTTATCGCACCAACGATAGGGCTCTTGATTTTTGATTTAGCAATCGAAGCTATATCAGCCTTGTAATCCAGTACTTCTTGTACAGTGTAAATCCTCACCCCGTAGGATGTATTTCTAAAGCGTGGTCGAGGTTGCGGCCTCGGTGTTCCTAATATTTCAAACTCAATCAAAACAGTGCCTCTTGCTTCGGATTAAATCTTGCAAGCGAGACATCAGGGATACAATTAAAAAAATCAGAGTAGCTTGCAGTTTCCACGACATATTTCAAAGCACCTTTGCAAATCTCACCATCTTCTCTAAAACGAACCTTTTGAACATACACATCAACTTCAACCCCGGTTATATTAGGACGGTGTACAGCTACACAGATGTCCGCCTTATTTCTAAAATGACTTGAACCTGAAATATCGTAGGGCGTCGGACAGCTATATGGATTTTCACCAGCCTTTAATTCATGGTCCTTCTTGCGTGGCAATTTCGTAGGATGAGCTACAAGACATGTAAAAACATTTGCAGACCTTGTCCATCTACGGAGCTTTGACAAAAAATGACTTACATATTCTGTCTCACTCATATTTTTTGTAGCATTCACAATGGTTCTGTTATGTTCTATCTCGTTATAAGGGTCTATAACTACGCCTTGTACATCCATACCAGCCGCTCGTCTTGTTTTAATTACCTCCGACATAACACCGCAAATGTTCACAATGTTAGGTTCAACATTATCAGCCAAAGATACAAAAGTGAAATGTTTATCCAAAACTCTTAAGGCAGCTTGAAGTTCTGATTTATCCATGCGAGCATAGTCACGACTTTCAAAAAATCTTTTACCAATCAGCTTTTCACATAGACCAGCTACATGTCTTTCAACTGGGTCATTCTCTGGTGAGAATATCACCCAGTGCCAGTGGTCACTTGCAGCTGTGTTTAGCATTACACAATCAAGCCAGTTTGATTTACCGCTTGAAGGTATTCCTGTAAGAACACACAGTCTTTTTCTTACAAGTTTTAATTTCACTTCGTTGTAGCCACAATCTACGCCGTCAGGTATTCCTCCGTCATAAGCTTTTGTGACTTTCTCTAAAATGGATAAAGGCGTTACAGTTCCTAAAACCATATCACACCACCAAATCGAAAACAGGAGCAGCAGGAGCCTCTGGCTCGTCTTCCCATCTTCTTTGATTGAGATATGTTGCAGGCATGGGTATGAATTGCTTATTGTCTTTTTTCCATTGAAGAGTTTCTTTTTGCCATTCGAGTGCAGCGAGAACTTTCTTTAAATTTGGTTTTAATTTTAACCACGATTTTTCAGCTGCGCCTTTACCTGTTTTTTTAGGATAGGCTTTCCAAAAAACTTCAAAATCAGAATCACAAACATCGTTCATCGATTCATCAGATGAACATAATATATTCCTTTCCTTTCCTTTCCTTTCCCCCGACGATTGTTCGTCGACCTTTCGACGATTGTTCGACGAATGTTCGTCGAATGTTCGTCGATTGTTCGATTCAAAAAATCTCTTTATATTCGATGAGTTAGGTCTATCGATTTTTTGATGTGTAGTAAAATTTACTATATGTCCGATTGCTCCATGTGTTTCAGTTTGTATTATTTTGATGTATCCAATTTTTTGAAGTAACTCCAAACTGTGCTTTATTTTAGTCGAATTATCATCATATGGACGACATTGTGAGCGTACTAAATTTGGGTCAGCAAAAAAATAACCCTCATCATCTGCAAAATTTAAAAGTGCAATTGCAATCAATTGTGTTAATTCATCCATTCTTGCCATCTGTGGATTAATCCAAAATTCAGGTTTTATAGTTCTTATTCTAGCCACCTCTATTCTCCTTATATTTTCGTTATTATGTTCCGCACCCACGGAAACCTTTTTAAAGTTGTTTTCTGTATCTGTTTCACACATAGACCCGCTTGATTCGCCCACCACTCTCTGTATTCCTTTCTTGCTTCTAAAGTGCTGAATAAAAAATGTATTGCATCCATCGCATTTGCTGATACTTTTCCAGCTACATGCAGCCGTCCTTCATTCTTTTGAATTCCAGCCAATTCAATGTCATCAATCGCCTGTGCAAACACAGCGCAAGCCAGCATTTCATCAGGTGTTCTACCCATTGGCTCTCTGTAGTAGTCACCGTTTCCATCAATCGCCAAGCTGCCTCCTTTCTAATCAAATGGGTCGTACGATTCCAACGGTGGTTGTTCTTCTGTCGTAACAATGACTACGGCTTCAACAGGTATTCCTTCAACATTCCTATTACGTAACTTGCTCAACGCTTTGCTAAGCCATGCCTCTTTATATGTCTCTAATTTTGAAAGAGAAATGTACATCTCTTGACCGTTTGCATTAGTAAATGAAGTGATTTGTTTCAGGAGTTCTTGCTGTGCTTCTTGATTATTTCCACAGTGTTTAACCAGTTCCGCTTTTATAGAGCTGATGATATTGTCTATTTTCTTAATGGCGGGACCAGTTGTAAGTGGATGTTCTATTTTGT